ACAGCATTGGCACAAGGTGCCCAGGCATTAGCAAATGCAACAGAAGATATTGCTATTGCTAAGAAGGTAGTCTTCACAACAGTGACCAATATCGCAAATGCAGCGAGTAAGGCATTTGGAATAAGTGCAGCAGCATCTATGGCATTAGCAACTGCGGGGATTACAGTATTAGTAGGTGCAGTCATTGGATTAGTAGCTTACCTATCAAGTGCAACATCAGAAAGTGAGAAGTTAGCAGAACAAGAAAAGAAAAGGAAAGAGCAAGCACTTGCAGCAAATAAGTTTGAGCAAGATTCTCAATTAAAGGCAATAGAGAATGAATTAAAACTTGCTGAGGCAGAAGGCAAGTCAGCGGATGAAATACTTGCTATTAAAAAGAGATTACTAAATTCCAAAATCGATATAATAAAAGAAGAAGAAAATCTACTTGAAACAACAGTTGAACGATCAAGAGAATTATCAATTCAAAGACAAGATTTAGAAAATGAGATTGCCGTTGCTGATGCTGAACGCAACATACAAAGGATTGAGGATGCAAAGAAAACATCTAATGAAATAGTAAAGATTAAAGAAGATGAAGTTAAAAAACTTAAATTTGTTCCATCTAAATTAATTGTTGACCCAAATGAGAATATAGATACTGCCGAAGGACAAAAGATTGCAGATACTCAAAGTCTGAATGCATTGCTTGCATCAATAAATGATGATGCAATGTTGGAGCAGACTGCTAAGGAAAAGCAGATGGCAGATGAGATTGCTGCATATAAAAAACAGAAGGCAGAAGAGGAAAGGATAGATAAAAACAATCAGGCACAACAAGACTTACAAACTGCAAGGGATGGATTGCAAGCAATACAAAATGTTTCAGATATATTCTTTACTGCAAAGTTAGCAGGGGTAAAGAAAGGAAGTGCAGAAGAAGAAAAGGTGCTTAAAAAACAATTCCAATTAAATAAAAAGTTACAAATAGCAGCAGCAACAGTAGATGGATTAAAAGCAGGATTAGCTTCATTAGCTGTTTCACCATTGACAATCTTAGGGATTCCTAATCCTGCGGGTATTGCTGCATTTGCCGCAACAGTTACAACATCAGCAGCAGTTATTGCTAAAATTGCAGCGACTAAATTTGAGGGTGGTGGAGGAGGTGGTGTATCTGCTCCCAATACTGGTGGTGGTGGTGGTTCTATTGCTACCCCTAATGCACCAACAATACCTACATTCAACCCACAAGGCACAATCATTCCACAGAATAACAATAATAAAAATGAGGCAGTGAAAGCCTATGTATTAGAGGATGATGTGAGTTCAACACAAAACAGAATCAGAGATATAAAAACAAAAGCATTATATGGATAAGTTCCCAATATACAAGATGGTCATCGATGACAGTTCAGATACAGGATTGAATGCAGTGGCATTAGTCGACACACCTGCCATTGAAAGACTATGGATGAAGTTCAATGCTGAGATATTCATTGATCCACAGGCAGGTGAAAGCCAATCAGAATTTCTATCACGCTGCATCCCTGCAATGATTACTGAGGGCAAGGAGCAAGACCAAGCTATTGCGATGTGCATCAGTATGTACGATAACAAAGGTATGTCAGAACAATTCCAAGACAGCTATGAAGACTATCCGAAGCAGGCATCAGAGAATGCTAAGGTGGCATTGCGTTGGGCAGAAGAAAATGGATGGGGCGATTGTGGCACAGCAGTAGGCAAGGCAAGGGCTAATCAACTTGCAAAAGGTGAAGCTATCAGTCGTGACACCATTGCACGCATGGCTGCATTTGAAAGGCACAGACAAAATTCACAGAAAGAATTAGGCGATGGTTGTGGTCGGTTGATGTGGCTTTGTTGGGGTGGCGATGCAGGTATCGAATGGGCGCAACGTAAACTTAAACAGATAGACAGTGAGCAGAAGTTGAAATTTGCAGTGCAGTCTGAAGATAGAAGAATTGTAACTGGTCCTTTATTAATTGCCAATCTTCCAATATATCGCAAAGCAGAAGATGGCTCAGAGTTCTATGTCGTATTCGATGCACCAACTATTGAGCAGTTAGTGATGAAGTATCACAAGGATGGATTTCAGCATTCAGTCAACTTGATGCATAATGGTCAACAAGTAGATGGGGTATTCATGTTTGAAAGTTTCATAATCGATTCTAAGCGTGGCATATCAGCTCCATCAGGATTCTCTAATGTGCCGGATGGAAGTTATTTTGTTTCATACAAGATAGAGAATGATGAAGTATGGAATCTTATCAAGACAGATACATTCAAAGGTTTTTCAGCAGAAGGATTCTTTCTTAAAAAGCTAATTACTGCAACAGAAGAAGAGGTAATTAATAGACTTAGACAAATCCTAAGTTGAACACATAATTAGATATTCTATATATAGTTAGAATAAACAATTATGTCCAATATAAAACAATCAATAAAAGAATTAGTTGGTGATGAAAAATTCACCAAGATCAGAGTTCTATTAGGACTTGAAACAATGCCTGTTGCTGAAGTGAAGAAAGAAGAGAAGATGATGGGTGAAGGCAAGTTAAAGGATGGCACAATGATTACTTATGATGAATTAGAAGTTGGAAGTTCTATCATGGTTGTTACCGATCAAGGCACTAATCCTGCACCTGATGGAACACATGAATTAGAAAATGGAACAAAGGTTACTACTGTCAATGGTCTTATCACTGAGATTGTTCCTGTTGCCATTGCAGCAGAAGAAGAGGTAGTTGTATCAACTGATGATACTACACAAGAGGATATGGGTAAGAAGTTGAAGGAGCTGATGGATGCTATCAATGCAAAGATGTCGGCAATTGAAAAAGAAATATCTAATCAGCAAGAAACAAACAAACAAATGTTTGAGCTAATCGAGAAGATTGGTGACTTGCCAACTGGTGAATTGAAAAAAGAAAATCAGCAATTCACAACTGCAAAAGACAAAAGACAACAAAAAATAGATTCAATTTTATCTTCATTAAAAACAATTAAAAACAAATAATATATGGCATTCTCAGTAGGATCGTTAACGGATTACGTTAATCAAACGAGCAAAGAGTTGCTCACAGAATTACACTTTGAAAGTGAAACTGCTGCATTGGCAAATGTGCAGGTTGGTGTTAAATCATCAATGGCTTTGCAAATATTAACCAACACTCCAATCCCACAGAGTGGTGATGGTTGTTCGTTTCTTGCATCAGGCACAACTGCATTCACTCAGCGTAACATCGAAGCTAAGGCAGTGAAGTATCAGGACACATTATGTCCTCGTACATTGGAAGCTAAATGGACTCAAATCCTTTTAAGAAATGGTCAGAAATACAATGAGTCTGATATACCTGCAAAGATTATATCTGACATTGTAAATCAAATCAAGAAGCATCAAGAAACTGCTGACTGGCAAGGTAACACTGCATCAGGTTCTGCGTATCTATCAATCTATGATGGGTTGATTAAGATAATCAAAGCAGCTACAGGAACTAATGTTGCAACAGCAGTAGCAGGTCCAGTGACTACTTCTAATGTAAGAACAATCATTCAGAATATAGTTTCTAAGATACCTGTTCAATTAAAGGGTAACGCAGGTGTTAAGATATTTATGGGCTATGACATCGCTGAGTTATATAGACAGAAAATGTTTATTGACAACTTATATCACTTCCCTGCACAAGGTGACCAAAAAAATATCCTCGCTGAAGGTTCAGTTCATGAAATCATACCTGTACATGGTCTTGATGGATTAGGTTCAAGTACTGGAGATAATCCTTTCATCTTCGCAATGGATCCTGACAGAAACTTATTCTTAGGTGTTGACTTATTGAATGAGGAAGAAGCAGCTGAATTATGGTACTCACAAGATGATCAAAATGTAAAATACTCATTCAGATACAGAAGAGGTTGGCAAATTGCTTTCCCATCTGAAGTAGTTGAGTATTCAAATTCTTAATCATCACTTAAAACAAATTAATAATTATGAGTTGTTTACTCACGCAAGGATTTACATTAGATTGTTTAGGCGATAACGCAGGTGGTGTCAAAGAAATTTACATCACTGAGTTCAACAATGCAACTGCAATCACAACTGTATCGGGTGCAATAACTGCTATCACGATGGCAGCAGGCAAACAGTTTTGGAAGTATGAGTTGTATTCAGAGCAAGGTGAAGTGACAGAGAATGCAATCAAGAAGCCTGAGAATGGCACTATTGCACATGAGCAGTCAGTTAAGATTCCATTGTACAAGCAAGAAACCAATAAGAGAAATGAACTTTACATCGTTGCTAAGAACAGAGTTCTTATCATCATCAAAGATTCAAATGACAAGTATTGGTTGTATGGTGAAGGATATGGATTGAATCTTGTAAGCAGACTTGCTACCTTTGGAAAGCTAATCGATGACAGAAATGGCTATGAATTAGAGTTCACTGGCAAAGAACCACTCCCTTCAAAAGAAGTGGCATCAGGAATCATTGCAGCACTATTACTACCTGCATAACCTAAACTAACAATATAAACTAACCTCACATACAACTATGTGGGGTTTTTTTATTACAAAAATTGAATAATTCTATATATAGATATGATTATAATTCAGAAGAATGGATTCTCAACTATAATAGTCACTGCCAGTGAGATGACTGATTATGATGAACCGAGCTTCATAATCAGTTTTAGAAACAAACAGACCAATGAAGTGGTGTTCTGCACTGTGCCTGACACGAGCTTATTTAAGAATAGATATAATCTGTTGACAATAAAAGACACACCTAATCCTATTTCATTGGATGGCGAAGTAGACTTAAAAGTTGGCTATCATGAATACACTTGTCTATCATTATCAGGTGCAGTACTTGAAAGAGGGCTTGCACTTGTCATTTGGAATAGACAATCTGTGACATCACATCAAAATAATAATATCAATATCGTATATGAGAAAACCACTTGATAAGGCAAACATCTATGAAGTACAATTAGAGTCGCATAAGATACCTGTGAACATTGAAAGGCAGCGTGAGGGCTATGTGACATTTGGAGAAGATAATCTATATCCTAACTACCTTATTGAGCTATACAATCGTTCTGCCAAGCACAATGCAATTATCAATTCAAAGGTTACTTATGTATATGGCAAAGGATTAGAGATGACTGTGCAGGATGCGAGATTGCAGGAGTTGTTTGATAGCGTGAACAGATGGCAGACATTAAATGAATTTGCGTATCAGTTAGTCACTGACTTGGAATTATATAATGGAACTGCCA